AGTTCCCGTCAAATCCACCACCAGCGGTTCCAATAGCCATAATAATTCTCCTTTATAGATATGGCGTGAGATTTAGACACTACATATCCACATTAAAAGAGGCTCTTTGTTCTAGGGTAGTCAGCGTTGCTATCAGGAGGGCCATCCTTCAAGCGCTGGGCCTATACTCAGAGGTAGTTCTTCGTGTGGCTAGTGCTTAGTTAAAAGCATGTACAAGCAGTTAATGCCTGACACTGTACATGCCTATAGTTTTATCTACGATACAAGTAATGTCAACTTATTTCTTTGATACATCGTAAATAAACTTACCAGAGCGCTGAGCATCAAAGATCTCATCCATGCGCTTCTCGTATTCCTTGATAGACATCTTAGCTACCTGCGACTCAGTGATATACTTAGAGGAATCATCTGTGTCGGGTGCTGCACGTCCTTTAGACCTAACTGAGGATGCTGCTGCTTTATCAGAACTAGACACCTTCTTAGTCTTAATACCTTGATCTGACTTATAAAGGTCAATTACTCGTGCAACAGACTTAGCGTCTTCGCTGTTCTCATACAGAGCATCCTGTACGACTTTAGGCTGCTTCTCTGCCCAAGAGTGGAACGCATCATCAGCACGAATCTCTTGGAAGTCAGGGTGAAAGGATAGCAACTCTGCTTCTGCCTTCTCACGCTTAGCTGTTGTACGTAGAGATTCAATCTCTTTTAAACGCCCATCAAGCTCAGAGGAACGCTCACTAGCTTTCTTATCAGCAATAGCTTCTACAATACCTGCAATGTCTGGGTATTTCTTAGCCCAAGCCTCTACTTCATCTTCTGACTTAGGTAGTACAAGCTCATTCTTTGTAGCAGCATCAAGCTGAGAAGCCAGATTATCAAGCTTTGCCTGAAACTCTTTCTCTTTCTCTTGAGTATGACGCCGTAGGTCACCGTAACGCTTCTTAAAGTTCTTCTCTTCCGCACTTAGCTCTTCATCTTCTTGTGCTTTGGCTTGTGGTTCTTCTTCTTGTTTGGTAGAACTCTCTGCCTGAACTGGGGGTTCGCTAGACTCTGAGCTATCGGGTTCCGCTTCAACAGCTTCTTCTTCTGTTTCATCTTGCGTTACCCCTGCTTGCTTGAGCAGTTCTTTTAGTTCTGCCTCATCACGTTCTACACGAGAGAGGTTGCGCTTATGAGACATTGAGTCCGTTTGGATTAAAGCTTCTGACATTGTATTTCCTTATGTTGGGGCCAGCCTTAGCTGGGTAGCCTTATTGTTTTATGGTAGTGAGTAGTTACTTCTTTTTCTTTTTCTTCTGCATTAAGCCGCCTGTAGCTCTTCCACTACCTCCGCTGCTTGGTGGGGCTGGATTTGCGGCTGCTGCTTTAAACTCAGCATCAATAGCATCAAAGACATCGTCATCTGTGGCAGAGTAGTCTGTAGTATCTTCCTCAAATACGTATTTATCTCCTCCGTTAGTACCGCCACCTGATATCACTGTTGGACCGTCATCATCTCCAGTTGCACCGCCTCCTTCTTGAATAGCAGCGGTTTCAGCGGCTGTAGTTGCAGCAATACTTGAAGGTGTAACAACACTCTTCTTAGACCCAAAAGTACTTCCAATCATGTCTGCAATTTTTTGAATAACAGTTGGATCATCAGACTCAACAGGCTCAACACCCTTCTTTTTCATATTCTCTAGTATCTGTTTTTCTGCGTAATTAGTTGCACCTAGACCCGCTAGACCTAACATAGGGTTAACGGCAACCAAACCTTTCATAATAGCATTTGCTTTTTTGTTTTGGTTTAGAGCGTTTTGCAGTTCTTCACCACTCATCTCGCTAAACTTCTTACCTTTTTCACCTGTATCAGGTTTAATAGGACCGCCGTAGTGTTCGTCCTTATCTACACCTGCTTGTGTTGTAACCTGAGGCGTCTGTACCTGTGTAGTACTCCAACCAGCTGCTAATTTTGCATCGTATTCTGTTTGCTGTGCAGGGAGGGATAATGATAGAGTTGTAAGACCGTCTGGGCTGTATAACATAACAGTGCTTGTTGCAGGTGTTGTTTCAGCAGCAGTAGTAGAAGGTGACAAGAAGCTAAAGCCAGCGCCATACATAGAGGGGTCAAACGTAGTCTGTGTGTTAACAGGAACAGCATTAGCAGGAGCAGTACCATCCTCTAAACCACCATTACTATAGCCTGTATTACCCATAGCTACAGGTGAAGGCTGTTGATACATACGCTGTGTAGGCTGAGGGACCATGCCACCTACTGCCATACCCATCTCTTGTAGTACAGCCATCTCTTCTGGTGTTAGAGCATTTTCAGCGCCACGAGGGTCTTCCATTCCTACAGGCTCACCACCAATCCGCCCATCAGCTTCCATCTGAGCCATACCCCGCTTAGCTTCTGAGCGTAAGTCTTCAAAGAACTTAACACCATAGAAACGCAGTACATCAGCAGGTACAACATACTCACCTTCACTTAGTTGTGCAGGAATGTCATCACGTACTTCTGAGGCCATAGAGCCGGGAGGTATCTCGTTACCACTTACAGGATCGACATTCATGCCATCATCTGAAATACCACCCTCATCAAAGAGCATCTTCATCTGGTTATCTCTATTGTTCATTACTGCTCCGCCCTCGTTAAACTTTGAGACAGATCCCATACCCGTGGCTAATAGGGCGTCTTGTTGGCCTGTGTACATATCTTCTTCTCCTATTAAACCACCTTTGGCGAACTTACGTCCTAGTATTTCTTCTATCTCACTCCTGTAAGGGAGATCTTTTACACCAGCAGCCTCTTGTGCTGCCTTTGCTTCTTCACGACTTAGTACACGGTTGACTTTCATATCACCGCCTACTACCCATGTCTCAGCATCTGCCTGACCATCTTGATAAGTATAACTTCCGCCAGAAGGTAACTTATCGTTTATGTCTGTTCTTCCACGTTCCTGCATATATTTAAGGAGGTCTTCACTGGTATCGTCAGCCATGTCTACTTCAACAAAGACTTGATCCTCCGCCCTACGCTTTACATAATACTTCTTCTGGCTTTTTACCTTCTTCTTATCCTCAGGAGAAAGTTCAGCTACTTTCTTCTTGCTAATTAGCTTTCCATCAAGGTAATTAAAACTTTTTGCTTTGAATGCTTTAGGCGTAACGCCTGCTTTTAATAGCTGATCTCTTTCTGAAGATGTGATAATAAGGTCTTCTGGGCCTAAGTGATGTGCAACAGGTTTTGTTGTTGCATGAAATCCCGGCCTAGAAGCAACAGCCCTTACCTTACCATAAGGTGCAGACTTACTAGGTTTCTCAACAGAAAAACCCGCCTCTCTTAATTTGTCTGCGGTCTCTGCATCTGGGATAGTCTGCATATCCCCTGTTGCTTTAGATTTCTCACCCTTAGATCTTGCAGCACCTTTACTTGGTACATACATATTACCGTTAGCACCCTTAAACGTAACAGGTGGCACAGATGCTGATATCCATTCTCCAACAGGTATCTCATCAGAAGCATTAACAAATAGAGGGTATAGCTTTCCATCTTCCGATTGTGTTGCTATCCTATAAGCGCTTCGTGTTTTCTTAAACGGCTCTTTAGGCTTTAACTTTACATTACCTAAACCTGAACCCATAGTATTAGGGTCAACCTCAACACGCTTAGCTACATCAAATACTTCTCTAGCACCCTTCTTGATAGCTTTAGCAGCAGCATCACCTAGACCCGGAACAAGACCTACAAGAGCAGCGCCACCCAAAGCACCCGCTAAATAATAGTTAGGCTCATCTTTCTGTAGCTCATCGTAGACTTCCTTAGCAGCCATAGCGTCACCAATGATAGGTGTAGCACTCGCAACAAAAGTAGCAGCGTCTTTAAACGACACCTCTGGAATGTCTACAGCCAGTTTCTCACCTTCTGCAGCCCAACCCAGTGCCTCTTCTGTTTGTTGGTCTAAGTCAGCCATTCACGTAGTCCCTCAAGTACTTAAGTTGTCTCAGCGCTTTGATAGCACCTTGGTGGCGGTAGATCTCAGCAGTATCTGAGAGGTTCTCCATACTTCTATGGTTTCCTGAGATGCGATCCTCTAGCTCTTCAAGAAACGCATCCCATACTTCTTTGTCATTAACTATTCGCTTAAGCGACATTGCCACTAAATCCTTGCTCACCAGGTGTTGGTGCTGTACCTACGCCCATCTGTCCACCGCCACTCCCTGTGGTGTCCTGTACGCCCTGTGGGCCTTGTCCTTCTGGCGCTGGGCCACCTTGGGGCATAGGAGCGCCTTCTGGCCCTACAGCAGGCTGTGGTGGCTGCTGGAAGCCCTTTAAGATCTCAGCTTGGATAGCAGCATCCTGCATAGAGTTTGTAACCTTGTCTGGGTCAAGATCCATAGACTTAGCAATCTCACGAATGATGTAGTCCATCTTAGCAAAAGGAGCCAGTACTGGGTTCTGTGCTACCTGCAAGAATTGCATCAAGCGCTGTGACCGTACTTCATTAGCCATCAAGCTCTCTGTACCAGATGCACGAACCTCTAAGTCACCACGAATAGAAGAGTCGAAGTCAAATTGCATGTTGAATGCAAAGAAAGCTTTACCCATAGGGCGAATCAGATAGTCATCTACGTTCTTAACTACTGCACGAATAGAGCCGTTAGCAGCAGACATAAGCATACTGATACCAGAAGCGGTACGCCCTACACCACTAACACCCGTCTGACCGTGTGCAAAGCTAGGGAAGCCAGTACTCTCATCAGCAAGTACTCGTGCTTTATCAAAGAGTTGCATGTTCTCTTGTGCTACGTTGGGGAACTTAGTGCCGAAGATAGCCTGCCCTGGAGCACCGCCTTGGCGTCTAAAGACCTTGCCGGGATACACACTTAAGTCTTGACCCGGTACAAGGTTGGTCTCATCTACTTCAATGATAAGGTTACCAGATAGAGCAGCGTTGTCAATAGCCATACGCATAAAGCCATTCATCAACGTCTGAGTATCATCCATGTTCTCAGCAATACCAATACCAAAGAAAGAATATGGGTTGTGCTCGTAGGGAACAGCGTAATAAGGAATACGTGCAGGCTTGAATGGGTTTAGTACAAAGCGTAGTACCTCACCATTACATACCCAGATGTTACAGTTAAGCTCATCAAGGTCTTTGTACTCACGGGGTATCTTAACGCCATTCTCTTCTAGGATACTTACATCGACAAAGCCCCAGAACTCTAAGACCTCCCAGCGCTCTGAGTCAGGCTGTGTATCGTCATCTTCCATTGCCATTTCCCAGTGCTTCTGCACATAGTCTGGGCCTTTAGCAATAGCAGTGTCTAGTGCATCCTTCATAAAGTAAGGGCGGCTCTTTAGAGCACGGATCTGAGTGCGTGACATCTTGTGGCGCTCAATGATATACTCTGCTTCATCCATAGATGCAGCTTCTGGATCAGGGTAGAAGTTCCAGCATGACACGTGTTGTGTTTCAGGTACTGTCTTAATGATAGGGTCATACTCACCCTCTTCATTCCAGTTAGGATACTCCTTATCTATAGCAAACGGACCTTTCATGACACCTGTGCCAAGTAAAGCCATCTCAAACGCCATAGAGCGTAGATGTATAGAAGCACCAGACTCTTCTAGCTGGTCGTGTATCTTCTTCTCCATCTTCTTAGCTGCGATCATAGCAGGATGGAATGTAACTGTAGTAGGGGTAGTACCGTCACCCTCAACAATCTTATCAGTTACAGATGAGAGCTTATCCTCTAGTGGACCCATACGCCGTGCTAAGTCTGCAAGTGTCTCACCTGGCTCAAGCTTAGTGTCAGGACCAATCAAGTAAGGCTTAGGCGCTGTGCGCTCTGTAACAGACTTTAGTGCATCCCCAGCAGCCGCTGCATTAGGGTCAGCGTTAATGTGTACAGACTCTGCTACACCATCTGGCAGAATGGAGGGGTCTACACTCATAGGGAACTTGTTATTACCAAACAGTACGTCTGTGATAGAGCCGTATGCAGCAAGTGTCTTAGTTTTAGTTACCTTAACAAATACACGAGACTTCTCTGTGTCTGTGAACTGTACATCAGAACTGTAGAGACCACGATAGTTACGATAAGCACGAAGCCAACGCTGTTCATCTGTATAACGAGAGTCCTCAGACCGTGAGTAACGCTGTTTAACAAAACTCACAACACTAGAAGTCTCTGTAAAAATACTGTCTTTAGTATCTTCTGCAGCGGTTACTTCGTCAGTCTCAAACGAAAGATCATTGATTTCTGCCATGTTTTATATTCCTTAATAGCCGAAGCTGGGATCAGATGCCTGAAAGCCTGTGCGTTGTGTTGCTGGGTTGTAATCCCATATACTACTGCGTGGACGTGTCATGATACCATATCGCAGTGCATCGTAGAGGTGATCTTCTGCATGGGTATCTACGTCTTCTGGGTTTCTTTTGTCCAGTGGTATGCTAGGTATCTGTGCAATAGTGTTTGTACAGTTGTTCATAAACACAAGGCGAGGCTTATCAGTAAACTCATCTACCTGTAGACGCCTATGTATTTCGTTTTTACCTGCGACACGTGAGCCTCTTGACCTGTCAGACGGACGCCAGCGGCACCCTTTATGGTTCATCTGCTCTGCCAAGCTAGGCCCAGTGTCGCCACGGTTGTGCCATAAAGAACTATCCAGCACCCCGTACCGTATTGTACCATCTTTTTCTTCTGCTTCAAGTATTAAATCTGCTAAGTCAGAAGCTGTAACTTTAGAGACATACATCTCACGGTACACAATTAGTTGTTCGTCAGGTGCTACAGCAAACCACAGAACGCCAGTGTAACTGCCATAACCGTAATCGCAAGCCCTAAACCTTGCCCAAGACTCAGGAACCTCGAATTGGTCCACGACATGTATCTTGCGGTCAAACTCTGGGAAAGCGGCACCCTCATTAACATCCCAGTTACCTTCGAGTAGCTGCTTACGCTGATGCTCTGGAAGCGAAAGAAGCATTGCTTCATAGTCGCCAGACTCAGCCAAGTACGGATTGTCGAATAGAGAGGCAGGAATAAAGCGTCTTTTAAATAGAGGCTGACCCGCTTTACTGTGTCCTTGAGGGTACGTAATCGTTTCGCCTGACTCAAGATGCGTTGCCCAGAAAGGCTCATTAGATCTCGCAGGATCAATAAACATCTTTTTAACCCAAGCATGACCGCTTCCTCCGGGGTTTGTTGTGGCCCTCATGTAAAGACCTAGTTTGTTAGAGTGTGCAGATCTTAAGCGAGATCTCATATAATCCCAAGCGTAAGGGCTAGCCCATTGCGTAAGTTCATCGAACCCAATCCAATTAAAAGCCTGACCTTGGTATCGTGTGACATCGGTGTCTTTGTCGAGATAAGACATCCAAAGTCTTCCGCCCTGAGGAGAAGTCCATTGCGATTTACGTTCTGACCACTTAATACCTGGTACTGCACGAGGGTATAACTCCTGACTCTTTTGTATGAGTTCTCTTAGTTCTTCTGTAGTATGACGTACAAGCAACCCTGAGAAGTTAGGGTCATTTAGTCCATGTAGAGGGTCAGCAAGCATGGCGTAGCTCTTACCTCCGCCTGCTGATCCACCATAAAGTACTTCACGCTCTGATGCACTAAGAAAGTTAGACTGCGGGCCTGGGTTAGGCTTAAATACTACCTCTTGTGCAATTTCTGCATCAAACTCAGCTGCTTTAGCAGTAGCTGGTACTGCTTTAGGCTCCTCAATCTTCTGGGATACTGTAGCTACCGATACGGCCTTCTTCGAGCTTCTTGATTTGCGAGAGCGTTTCTTCGAGCCTTCGGGCAAGCTTGCGTTTAATTGTAGCTGATTTCTTACGTTTTTGCTCAATTTTGATTCTCTTGTGTAGGCCCATATGAGATATGTAGCGTCCAGTAGTCTTACTTAACCATATTGCTACTTCACGATAAGAATACTGCTTTAAGTGACGCTTTGCAAGCTCTAATGCTTCTAACTCTTCTGGTATAGGTTCTAAGAGCCTATCATTATCAGGATGCACCCTATAACCAAAAGGAATCTGACGCTCTGTTACACGTGCTACTACGTGCCATTCCTTCTCTTTACCTTTTAAAGGTCTGGGTAACTCCCAGAATCCTAAATCTCTATCGTAGTCGTACTGGGCCACTGTTACTCATTATTACCTTCTTTAGGGGGCAGATAAAAGATACCACCTCCATTAGAAGTAACATCTACTTTATCTACCTTACCAAGTCCTGCACGATCTAGCAAGTCCTTAGCTGCAGCCATCTT